TACCAGAGATTCGTATTGAAACACCACAGATGGATATGCCTGCACCAAGCGTACAGGAAGTTCAAGTTGAAGCGCAGGTAGAGCAAGTTGAAGCTCAGATTGAAGCACAAGTCGAAGCGCAGGTGGAGGTTGCAGAAGCAGCACCAGAACCAGAAGCGTCAAGTGAGCCAGAAACAACGAGTGAGCCAGAAGCGTCAAGCGAATCTGAAAACACACAGGAAAACACACAGGAAAGCGAGACTGAAAATGACGGGAATGGTGATAGTAAGAATGATGGAGATAACAAGTCCGAATCAAAAGATAAGGACGATAAAAAAGAGACAAAACAAAAGATTGCTACTAAGATTGTTACAGCAATTATTCAGAAAATGGATAATAGTCCTGCGTCTCAGGCAACACAACTTGCGCTAATGAATGCTATTGGTGCAAATTATAAAGATACAGTAAGTCTAACAGATAATTCTACATGGTATCAATCAGACGTTATATACAACGAACCACAGTTGATTGATCCCGCTGCTTCATTATTCGAAGGTGCCCAAAGTGAAATGATGAATGACTTAATCAGTTCACAATACGGGAGATAGAAATGTCGGAAATAGAAATTGGTGGTGCTACTATTCGTGGTGGCAAACTACTGCTACTAATACCTTTACTCGGTACGCTTGGTGGTGGTCTGTGGGGTGGATTTGAGTTTTATAAAGATTATATGGATATGAAAGAAGCGATTCAGGAATATACAGCACCTGACCTGTCTGGGTTTGATAAACGCATTGATCTTATGACAAAAGAAATGGAATCCGTAAAGACAGAAGTTAATACAATTAAGAACTCTGTTGTTGAAGCATCGGATTATACTCGTGACATTAAGAATGACCTCAAGAGCGATATCCGTCAAATGGACAAAGTTGTTAATCAAGTTGAACGAGAGACAAAACAAGCGCAACGAGAAATGGATAAAGATATTCGAGAGTTCCGCAAAGAAGTTGATAGTAAGATTAACAAAGCACTAACAAATCCTTTATCAGCAATCGCAAAATAAAGGTTGACATATTCACATTTCTATTATATAATGAGTTATACAGTGAGAAGGAAAGTGAATGAAAACGCTCTTATTTGTTGTTCCGATTGTGTTCGGAGTTGCTGCTTTTGGTGCGAATTATATTTTAGCAAAGGCAGAGAATAAAGAGGCTGTTCCGATTGTCGAAGAAGTGCAACCCGAGCCGGAACCTGTTGTTGTAGTAGAAGAAAAACCAGATCCAGAGTTGATTTGTCTTGCCATGAATATCTATCATGAAGCAAGAAATCAATCTATTGCTGGTCAAATGGCAGTTGCTCTTGTCACAATCAATCGTGTGAATGACCATCGATATCCAAACACAATATGCGAAGTTGTAATGGAAGGTCCAACACGAGTCTCTTGGGCAGATAAAACAAAAGAATATCCAATTAAACACCGCTGCCAGTTCAGTTGGTATTGTGATGGTTTATCTGATACTGTAAAAGACTTTGATACGTTTATGGAAATTACTAAACTTGCAGATATCATTATGACACAGTTTGTAGTAGATATTACAGATGGTGCAACTCACTATCATGCAGACTATGTTAAGCCAGCATGGGCAGCAACGAAAACACGTACAACTAAAATTGACAGTCACATATTCTATAGATGGGAAAAATAATGCTCGATACAAAATCGTTCTCAATTAAAATTGAAGAAATATCAAACGAACTTAAAATATCATATATGGATGCAATCGTATGGTATTGCGAGAAAAATGAAATTGAGGTTGAAACGGCGGCAAAACTGATCAACTCTAAAATTAAAGACACCATTGCTTACGAAGCAAGCAAACTCAATATGATGAAGGAAAAGATTAACAGTCTACCAGTATGATTATGTATGATGTGAATGAAGACCTGAGAGATGAGTATAGAAATAAATCATATGAAGTATATTCTTATTATGATAGCAAATATATTATTCAAGAAATGTTTGATAAAATAGTGGAATTTTAAAATGGATAACTTGATTAAAATATATGATGATGCTGTTCCATCAGATTTTTGTGATTCTCTTGTTGAAAAATTTGAGAAGAGCCCAGATCAGTGGGATGTGCAATCAAACACAAATTATGATTTTATCCAGATAGACATGGGTAAGCATATGAAAAGTTGGCAAGGAGAATTTGGAGAATTATTAAATTACCTTTTTGCTTGCGTTGGAAAATACAAGGAAGATATTAAACCTTCCTGGCCAGACAAACATGGGTTTGAATCTCTTAGAATAAAACGTTATATGCCAAATAATACTGATGAGTTTAGAAACCATGTGGATGTTAACACAAATAAAAATTGTGTTCGGTTTCTGGTGTTCTTTTTATATCTGGTGGACAATGAAGCTGGTCAAACAGTGATAAATCCAATTGGTGGTGATCAGGTAATATCTCCATGCAAAAAAGGGAGTGTATTGTGTTTCCCACCTATGTGGACGCACCCACATGCTGGTCTAAAACCTGTGCGTGACCCAAAATATATTGTAGGGAGTTATTTACATTATACATGAACGTAAGGTGAAAGTGAGCGGTGTCGAACTTCCAATTGAAGAGCTGCACATGTCATTTATAGTCAACAAACTTAGAACTGAATATGGTTTCTTAGAGTCATCCAAAATATGTATGATGTGAATGAAGGATTCGATGCGTATAAGACTTACCTTGCTCTGAAGCAACACTTCACGAGTAGCTACGATTATTTCAAATACAATGGTAAGGTCAAAGCTAAAATTGAATCGTTTTTAAAAAGAAAAGATAAGTTCTTCTTTCGAAAGCTCCAAAAGAAGTATAGCAAAGATGAACTGGTTGAGTTCTTTGTCAGTAACTTTATTATTAATGGAGACAACTGGATTGGAAGTCTAGTGTCTCAAGAAAGCGAAGATAACTATGCAACTTGGCGAAAAAATAAAGAGTCTATTAGTTATAATTATAGTAATGAGCTATCTCTACTTTATGATTACTGCCTTTCGAATGATATATCATGCAATCAACTTGTATTGGTAGAAGATGGCAATCACCCTATTCTTCTTCGATTGCTTCTACAGAATAAGATTAGTTTGGAGACTGTGATTATCCTTGATGACATTCTTCGGTTCACTCGATATTGGAACGCAAAGTTAGATGATATTATCTGGGATGAGAAAAAGAAGTTAATTCAAAATTATAAATCATTCGTACAATATGATTTTGAGAAGTGTAAAAAGTTAACGAAGGAAACATTATTATGAAAGGAAGAAAAACTATTGACATTAATCAAGAAGTATAGTATAAATAAGCTATCGTAATGAGTTATTGTGGACAAACCGAAATATAAAATATACATCGAATATAAGGAATATAAAAATATGACTACATCTTTTGCTGACCTCAAGCGGTCTTCTAAATCTGCTTATGATAAAATCGTAGCGGAGTCAACTAAACTTCAATCTGGTAATCAAAGTGGTGGAGCTGATACTCGGTTCTGGCAACCAGAAGTCGATAAAGCTGGTAACGGTTATGCCGTAATTCGCTTTCTTCCTTCACCAAAGGGTGAAGACCTTCCATGGGTTCGTCTATTCTCACATGGTTTTCAAGGTCCAGGTGGCTGGTACATTGAGAACTCCCTCACTACTCTTAACGAGAAAGATCCAGTGGGTGAGTATAACTCAATGCTTTGGAATCGTGGTGACGAAGCTGGTAAGGAACAGGCTCGTAAACAGAAACGGCGTCTAAACTATATCGCTAACATTTATGTTGTTAAAGACCCTGCTCATCCTGAGAACGATGGTACTGTTCGTCTCTATAAGTTTGGCAAGAAAATCTTTGATAAGATTAACGATATGATGTCACCTGAGTTTGAAGATGAATCACCAGTCAACCCATTTGATTTCTGGGAAGGTGCTAACTTCAAAATGAAGATTCGTAACGTTGAAGGTTATCGCAACTACGATAAGTCCGAGTTCGATAGTGTATCTGCTCTCTCTGAAGATGATGATGAACTCGAAAAGATTTGGTCTTCACAATACTCTCTCCAGGAGTTTGTGGATCCAAAGAACTTCAAGACATTTGCTGAGTTGCAAACTCGACTCAACCGTGTTCTTGGAGCAACAGCAGTATCTTCTACTGCCTCTGAGGTTGACGAGGATAATATTATGGAAGCACCAAGTGTGTCTCGTCAAGCTCCTGCACCCAAGG